TGTTGAAGACGCAGCTATTGCTGAGTGGGGCAAGCTACCCAAAGTATATCGCTCTCCGATCAAGTCAGGTGATGACATCGCAGACGAAAAGGAAGGCAAGGAAGATTTGCGTGGCATGTTTATGCTGACTACAAAATCAAAGTTCCAGCCCGGTATGGTAGATGCAGAACGCAAAGAACTACCCGAAGATGTGTTCGTAAGTAGTGGTGACACCATTCGTGTGTCTGCTGTGCTAATCCCATACACCGCTGGCGGCATGAAAGGTATTGCCATGCAGTTACGCAACGTCCAGTTGCTTGCACAACGCAGCGGTAACGACAGTGGCGGTGGTGACGAGTTCGATGATGTGTCGGGATACTCAACTGAGTTTAGCGCGTCAAGCATTCCTACAACACAAGCAGAACCCCAATCAGGATCAGCAAATGAAGAAGAGCCAGACGACTTTTAGTATTCCCGTCAATGCCTCCTACTTCCTCTTACCCGTTCAGCCAGTGCCAGCCTCCCGTCCTCGGATAGGGAGGTTTGGTGCGTACTATGGGAAGAACTACGAAGCGTTTCGCACTGACGCTCAGCCTATCTGCAATCAAGCCAAGTTCACTATCACTGACAGACCACTTCGACTGTGGATGGAGTGTGTAGTAACGAAGCCCAAGCAAGGCAAGCTGAGATTCCCACGGGGAGACATAGACAACTACATCAAAGGCCCACTTGATGTAATGACCAAGGCCGAAAGGTTTTGGAATGATGACGATCAGATCGTTGAACTGCTGGCAAGCAAACGCTATTGCGTTGGTGATGAACCCTGCGGTATTCACATCTGGTTTGAACCTATCGAAGACAAACCTTACAAGTAGGAAGACCTATGTCCGAATGGATAGAAACCCACAAGCCCTGCCCTATAAGCGGATGCTCCAGCACCGATGGTTACTCAGTCAACTCTGAGGGGTGGGGAACCTGTTTCAGTTGTGGTGGTAAGACACCCCCGAATGATAAACCGAAGGCGATTAGCATGACCACAAAGAAATTAGACTTACTACCTACGGGTGTTTACAAATCATTAGCCAAGCGAAACCTTGATGACATGGTCTGTAAGAAATTCGGATATTCCGTAGGCGAAGATGCCAAGGGAAACACAGTACAAATAGCAGCCTATCGTGATGCTATGGGACACACAGTCGCACAGAAATTACGCTACGCTGGCAAAGACTTTCGCAGTACAGGTGACATGAAGAAAGCCCAGATGTTTGGGCAGCACCTTTGGAAGATGGGTGGCAAACGCCTCGTCATTACCGAAGGAGAGATTGACTGCCTAGCTTATGCAACCGTGACTAATTCATCGTGGCCTGTCGTGAGCGTGAAGTCAGGAGCGCAGTCAAGTAAGGGTGATATCAAATCCGCGCTTGAGTTCATTGAGTCGTTCCAAAATGTAGTGTTCCTCATGGATCAAGATTCTGCGGGTATTGAAGCGGCTCATGAATGTGCTGCGTTACTCAGTCCGGGCAAAGCCTTCATCGCCTCATTGCCGTTAAAGGATGCTGGCGAAATGCTAGTGGCTCACCGTGGTAAAGAGTTGATGCAAGCTGTCTACGAGGCAAAGGCATTTAGACCGGATGGTATCCTGTCAGGTGCTGATATTTCGATGGATGATTTGCTGTCAGTAGTTGCTCCAGGATTTTCAATACCGTACCCAAAGTTAGAGGCAAAGTTGCATGGTCTTCGCAAACGTGAGTTAACTCTCATGACTGCTGGCTCAGGCATCGGCAAGTCTACTTTGGCAAGAGAGATCGGCTATCACCTCGTCAAAACTCATGGCCTTAAAGTTGGCAACGTGTTCCTTGAAGAGTCTTACACCAAGACTGCTCACGGTTACATTGCTATCGACAATAACGTGCCACTAGGTCGGCTACGCGAGGAACCAAATTGCATTACTCCAGAGGCTTATCAAAAGTCATTGGATTCTGTTGTGTCCAGCCAGTACTTCTATGACCACTTTGGATCAATAGATTCCGCAAACCTAATCAGCAAACTTAAATACATGGCTACCTCTTTGGAGTGTGACTTCCTAATACTGGATCACATTTCAATCGTGGTGTCGGGTCAGAAGTCTAGCGGTGAAGGGGAGAGGAAGGACATTGACTTGTTGATGACTGCACTGCGTGGTCTGGTTGAGCAGACAGGTGTGGGCCTTATCGCTATCACCCATCTAAAGAGACCAGACGGTGGACGCAAGTCGTACAACGAGGGTGGTCGAGTAACGCTACAAGATATGCGTGGCTCAGCCTCACTTGAACAACTGTCAGACAACATCATCGCTGTTGAGCGTGACCAGCAGGGCGATAACCCTGATCAGTCCCGTATTCGACTACTGAAGAACAGAGAATTCGGTGACCTAGGCGAAGCAGATTTGAATGAGTTCAACCTGATAACTGGTCGGTTACTTCCTGTTAGTGAGTCACTTATTAAACCGTCAGGCTTTACTGACTTCGACCCTGACGATGTTCCGTTTTGAAAACATGTAGAAAATTTTAACCAAGGATTAATATGAATGTTCTTATCGCAGATTTAGAGGCCGATGGTCTCTTAGATACCATTACCAAACACTGGTGTTTGTCCGTTGGTGATCCAAAGACTGAGGAAATTACATGCTATGCAGACCAGCCGGGCTACCCTCCGCTTAGTGAAGGCTATGCGAGATTGGCTACAGCAGACCGCGTAGTTTTTCACAATGGCCTAGGCTATGACCTACACGCGATCAACATGATCGTACCGAACACTCTTAGATTTGAACAGGTGTATGACACGCTGGTTCTATCTAAGATGCTGTTCCCAGATAGACGTTCCCATGCCTTGGCAGCATGGGGTATTGACCTTGGGTTCCCAAAGATGGACTTCTCTGACTTCTCACAGTGGCATCCCATAATGGGAACTTATTGTAATCAAGATGTGCTGGTAACTATTAAAGTTTACCAACGATTGCAGCAAGAGTTACTGGGTTGGTTCAAGCAGAAGCAAGTTGATTGGCGACCCGCCATTGGGCTGGAACACAAGGTCGCATTTTGTCTCCATCTACAGGAGCAACATGGGTTTAAGTTGGACATGCCAAAGCTAACTGAACTTTATATTGAACTCTCAGGAGAGAAGTTTGACATAGAGAAAAACCTAAAGGATATATTCCCACCCGTCATCATTCCAGAGAAGGGAACATGGGATTGGAAGCTACGGTTGTGGAGCCAAGTTGAGGTAACCACACCCAAGGTGAGCAACAAGAGTAGGGGTGTGACTACGGGTGTCCCGTATACCAAGGTTACTGTTCAGCCATTCAACCCCGGCTCCCGTCCTCAATGTACCTATCGTATTAGTAAGGCCCACTCAGATTGGCAACCACTAAAGCTGACGCCTACTAATATTCCACAGATCAATGAGTCCACTCTCAAGAACTTAATCTATCCCGAAGCCGCTGCTTTAAACCGTTATCTGCGTATCAGTAAACAGTTAGGTCAGGTGTCCGAGGGCGCTAACGCATGGATGAAGTTGGAGAAGGGTGGTCGCATACATGGTCGTGTCAATCAGTGTGGAACGAGGACTCACAGGATGTCCCATTTCTCACCGAATGTTGCACAGGTGGACAAGAAAGATCTAAGAATGCGAGAGGTATGGACTGCTAACGAAGGTGACAAACTTGTAGGCTGCGATGCCGAGGGTCTGGAACTTAGAGGATTAGCTAACAGACTTTTCTTCTGGGACAAAGGGGCCTACGCCAAAGCCGTAATCTACGGTGATAAGGCAGACGGAACTGATGCCCACAGCCGCACGATGAAAGCAGCAGGAATGCCAGATCGGGATTCCAGCAAGACCCTAATTTATGCTCTACTTTATGGTTCAGGTAATCCTAATATAGGGCAGATCTATGTGTCTGCGTGGAAAGCCAAGGGTGTTATTAAGAAGGGTAGGCTACCGGGTATCGGCAAGCGTATCCGTGACGATCTTGCCAAGGGGATCGTTGGCTTAACGCCTCTTACTGAGTTGTGTAAGAAGCGTACCCGTGAGCAGGGCTACTTAAAGAGTGCTGATGGGAGACCTATCATTTCGCCAACAGAGCATTCGGCATTAAATTCGTTGCTCCAAAGTGACGGTGCTGTTGTTATGAAGGAGGCTCTGGCTCACTTTCATTTCAAACTCTGCGTAGACGCAGGACACGTTGACCCTATCACTTACCAATCACTTACCTTCGACTACTGCGCTAACGTCCATGACGAAGTTCAGATGTCAGTGCGTCCAGACCATGCTGATTCCATTGGCAAGCTGTTCGCACAGGCAATCAAAGAGGCTGGTGAAAACTTAAACATGAACTGTGAACTCGCTGGTGCATATGACATCGGTGATAACTGGAAGGATACCCATTAAATGTACGGACTAATAGACGGTGACATCATCGCATTTCGCAGTGCAATCTCGGCTCAAGAACTTTGGGACGATGAAATAGTAATCGATAGCCGCAAGGCAATTCGTAACGCAGACAAGTTGATTGGCGAATGGATGCATGGGTCTCGCGCCAAGATGCCCATCCTCACACTCAGTCCCAAGAATGGCGGCAACTTTAGGAAGGTCATCAACCCCGATTACAAAGCTAATCGCAAGGGTACAGATAAGCCTGTCGCCTACAACGCAGTGATCGAACACCTAGAAAATAACTACAAGGTCAGTCGCATTGAGGGTCTTGAAGCTGACGATGTCATGGGTATACATGGCAGCAACCCTAGGCTTAAAGGCTCAGTCGTTATCACTATTGATAAAGATCTTCTGACTGTCCCTTGTAAATTGTTTAACCCAATGAAAATGAAACGCCCACAAATGATCAGGCCATTTAGTGCTGACCACGCGTGGATGATTCAGACCCTTATGGGTGACAAGACTGACGGTTACGCAGGAGCCAAAGGCATTGGCCCGAAGAAAGCCGAGGCTGCACTAGGCGACTGCGGCAACGTGGCACAGATGTGGAAAGCTGTTACCGCTTTGTATGAGAAGCAGGGACAGACAGAGCAAGAAGCGTTACTCAATACACGCATGGCTCGGATACTTAGGTATGAAGACTATGACGAAAGCAATCACCGCATCAAACTTTGGGGGCCTAGTGGTCACGAATGGTTAGATCTAGAAGGGGAACATGATGGAACATCTATTTAATGCATTGGGTGATTTGGTACAGGCTATAACCTACGCGGGTTTAACCATATTCGGTTTGTATCTTATGGATTTATTGTTCGGGCCTGAGACCCGTGAAGAAAAGGATCAGGACGAATGATTATTAAGTTTATGACTGAGGGTTGTGCGCCATGCAGGGCTGTTAGTCAAGTATTAGATTTGTGTGGTATCGAATATGAAGAGGTAAATATCGCCAAGGATATTACCCGTGCTGTCGAACACCGAATCCGTAGCGTACCCACCATAATAAATACAGAAACTGGAGCAACTCTTACTGGGTTCTCTGGTATCTACCAAACAGAGGAATGGATTAATGAGCATTGTCATTGATTACACAAGAAACAACAGCATGTCAGAACAGGCACGGACTCTGTTAAAGGATTACTACTGCATGGAAGGGGAAGATCCCCAAGATGCGTTCGCCCGTGCGGCTACCGCATTCTGCAAGCATGACTTTGAATTAGCACAACGGATCTACGACTACGCCTCCAAAGGCTGGTTCATGTTCTCTTCACCTATATTATCTAATGCCCCAAAGGAGGGGGAGAAAATCCGTGGACTACCTATTTCGTGTTTTCTTACTTACGTGCCTGATAGCTTGCATGGTCTTATCGACCATTCGTCCGAGCTACGATGGCTTTCTGTTAAAGGCGGTGGAGTTGGTGGTCATTGGTCTGACATTCGCAGTACTAGTAACGTGGCTCCTTCTCCAATCCCTTTCTTAAAAACAGTGGATGCAGACATGACAGCCTACCGCCAAGGTACAACCCGAAAAGGTTCGTATGCGGCTTACATGGATGTGTCTCACCCTGACATCATTGAGTTCATGAACATCAGGGTTCCCACTGGTGGTGACCCGGATCGTAAAGCGTTCAATATACACAACGCTGTAAACATAACTGACGCATTCATCGAAGCTGTAATGGCTGATGCTGAGTGGGACTTGATTGATCCAAACGATCAGACAGTCAGAGAGTCAACGTCTGCGCGTGGTCTGTGGCAGCGGTTGTTGGAGACTCGGTTCAGAACAGGTGAGCCTTACCTTAACTTTATCGATGAAGCTAACCGCAAGCTGCCACCAGCTATGCTAGACAAAGGTCTAAAGATTCACGGTAGTAATCTCTGCAATGAGATCCACTTACCTACGTCTGAAGACCGAACTGCTGTTTGCTGTTTATCGTCTGTGAACCTTGAGCATTATGACGAATGGAAAGATACCACTATGGTGGCTGACCTGATAACAATGCTTGATAACGTAATCTCATTCTTCTGCTTCCACGCACCGAAAGAATTACGCAAGGCTGTCTACTCAGCTACGCAGGAACGCGCACTGGGTCTAGGAGCGATGGGTTTCCATACCTATCTTCAGCGTAAGGAAGTGCCTTGGGAAAGCCCAATGGCTAACACTCTGAATGAGAATATGTTTGCTCACATAAAGGCGCAAGCAATCAATCAGACTGTATACCTAGCGGCTGAGCGAGGATCGTGTCCCGACATTGAGGGTGTTCGTAACTCACACTTGTTAGCTATCGCTCCGAATGCCAATAGTTCAATACTAGCGGGTTGTTCACCTTCGATTGAGCCGTGGAAATCTAATGCGTATACACACCGTACTCGCGTAGGTTCACACCTTGTTAAGAATCCATACTTAGACAAGGTAATCAAAGCACACAACCCAGACATCGAATGGGTGGAGGCGCAGTGGAAGTCCATCATCCTAAGTGAAGGATCTGTGCAGCACCTCAAGTGGCTTAGTGATTGGCACAAAGATGTTTACAAGACAGCGTTTGAGTTGGATCAGCGTTGGGTTGTAGATCATGCAGCCGCTCGTCAGCCGTTCATCTGCCAAGGTCAGTCAGTAAATCTATTCTTCCCCGCAGGGACAGATAAATCATATGTCAACGAAGTCCACTTACGGGCGTTTAACAAAAAACTTAAAGGTCTTTACTATCTCCGCACCAGTGCTGGCGCTAAAGCCGACAATGTTTCTGTAAAAGCTACCCGCGTGGCTTTAAAAGATTACGCAGATGATGATGAATGCCTCTCATGCCAAGGATAAATAATGAGTCTGTTAGAAACTAGTACAGCGTACAAGCCCTTTAAATACCCAAGCCTAGTCAACCGTGCTATTGAGCATGACAAAATCCACTGGGGTGAATGGGAAGCCTCCTTAATGGAGGACGTAAACCAATGGAAGTCAGGGAAGATTAGCGCACCAGAGAAGGAGTTCATCCAGCAAATCCTTCGCTTGTTCACTCAGTCTGATGTGGTTGTTGGAGGATCATACGTTGAGGTGTTCTTACCCAACATTAAAAACAACGAAGCCCGAATGATGATGATGTCTTTTGCTCAGCGAGAGTCTATACACATGAGGTCTTACGCCTTCTTAAATGACACGCTTGGATTCCCAGAGTCTGAGTACTCTGCGTTTCTTGAGTATGAGGAAATGTCAGAGAAGCTTGAGTTCATGCAGGACTTCGATACCTCAACCAAAGCTGGCCTTGCTAGAGCATTAGCACAGACCGTATGCAACGAAGGAATGAGTTTGTTCTCAGCATTCGTAATGCTATTGAACTTCCAGCGTGTCGGAAAGATGAAAGGGATGTGTGAAATAGTTGAATGGAGTATCCGTGACGAGACTATGCATGTCGATGGGATGACTGAACTATTCCGTATCTACTTAAAAGAAAATCCAGAGGTGGTTAATGATGAGTTTAAGTTATCTATATACCAAATGTACCGAGATGCTGTTGATCTTGAAGATAAGGTTATTGATCTTGCGTTTGATATGGGAAGTGTGGAAGGTCTCAGCGCAGTTGAAGTTAAAGATTATATTCGGTACATCGCGGACAGGCGACTAACTAACCTAGGGTTAAAGCCCAACTGGGACATAGTGGAGAATCCTCTGCCGTGGCTTGATTGGGTATTGAGCGGCGACTCATTCAAGAACTTTTTTGAAGGGCGCGTGACTGATTATTCAGCAGATGGAATGACGGGTGATACATGGGGATGGTAATGCGAAAAGAAAGGAAGAACAAACGTAAGCCTAATAGGGATGTGCAGGATAAGTTCCTAGACGACAAGCGCAATGCAGTGCCGCCTCTGCGTCCACAAACGGACACACAGGCTGACTACATGGCAGCGTTAATGTGCAACGATCAGGTCGTGGTGCTTGGCCCAGCAGGGACAGGTAAAACATTCATAGCTTCTACTGTAGCGGCTGACCTATATCGACTAGGTAATATCGATAAGATCGTATTAACCCGGCCCAATGTTACCGGGTCTAAGTCGCTAGGTTTCTTTCCCGGAACTATGGAAGAGAAGATTGCACCTTGGGTTGTACCCTTTACAGATGTAATTCGTAAGCGCATGGGTGGCGGTCAATACGACATCGCCATGAAACATAAAGCTATTGAGATAATCCCGTTTGAAGTTATGCGGGGTCGGACTTTCAATAACGCATTCATCATTCTTGACGAAGCTCAGAACACCACACCAGAAGAGATGAAGATGTTTCTAAGTCGTGTGGGTAAGGATTGTACTGTCGTGGTCAATGGTGATGTTCGCCAGCGGGACATCAAAGTTACGTCTGGATTAGAGACCGTGATCAGGTTGATTAGAACCCAAGGATTACCTGTGTCTCTCATTGAGTTCAGTATGGAAGACATTGTCCGAAGTGGGGCATGTGCGATGTGGATAAAAGCATTTGATAAGGAAGGATTATAAATGGCTATTGCTTATAGGTTCGGTTCTATTGAACACAAAAGATCGATGATTGCTAATGCTAAGTACCGGGCGAAAGGTGCGGGTATTACATTTAACTTGGAGGTCGAAGACTTAAATATACCTGAGTCATGTCCTGTATTAGGGATATCTCTGAGTGCTGGTAACAATCAAGGTGGCAAATCAACTAGTGCTACTTTAGATCGACTTGATCCAGCAATTGGGTACACACCCGAAAACACTGCTGTTATCTCTATGCGAGCCAACCGTATGAAGTCTGACTGTACGCCAGCCGAGATCATGCAAGTTGCTCTTTGGACTCAACGTAAACTAGGTAGGTCGGAGGCACTTAATGGCACATTATGATTGTACGAAATGTGGTCACCCAATGGGTCTTAACCCTAGTCATTGTGACGTTTGCATTTATAACGCTAAAGAACTATTGCTACCTGACCCAACTATAACTGAGGAACATACAGGCGGCAGTTCTGGCTACTACCGCGTGAAGGTTAGAAACCCTACGACAATACCCACCAGTTATAAAGCTGAGTGTAATGACATCATCGAATCTTTAGAGATGACCTTTGCAGAGGGTAATGTCTTTAAGGCGGTATGGCGTTCAGCCGCAGCCCGGCAGGGTAGGGAGAAGAAGGGTAACAATAGTGTGTATGACGCAGAGAAGATGGTGTTTTTCTCTGAGCGTATCTTAGCAGCCAGCAAGGAAGATTAATGTATGAGTGAAGAAGATAAGATCGTTAGCAAGGCAAACTCTGATGCGTATACCGACAACTGGGAGAGACTGTTTGGTTTTCAATTACCAGTAGGTCAGAAGACAGTAAAAGACCGTGTCGATCTAGGGCTGTCACCCAGTACCGTGGTAGAGGATTTTGTAGATGAAGGCTGAATACATAGATCACATGGGCAGCGATGCCTCTGTGGTAAAAGCAGCAAGAGTATCCTTCGCGGCTGATGGACTTGAGTTTGATGGTGGAAGGGATTCGGGTTTAATTAACTACCTCGCTAAACATCATCACTGGACTCCCTTCGCTCACACATCTATTACCGTGCGTATGACTGCTCCTGTTCCTATTAGGACACAGTGTTTCAAACACAAAGTCGGATTCAGTGAGAATGAAGAGTCGCGTAGGTACATTAGTTCTAGCCCGAAGTTCTTTATACCGCAGCAATTCCGAAAGCACCCAGAGGGTTCTGTCAAACAGGGTTCCGGTGAAGACATGCACCCGACAGGCAATAAGTATTGGAGGCGACATTTTCAGTCTAACAATAGTATGTGCTTAGATTCATACGAAATGGCGATTGCGGGTGGTATGTGTCCCGAACAAGCTAGGTTCCTTCTACCTCAAGGAATGGAGGTTAGCTGGTATTGGACAGGGTCATTATCAGCCTATGCTCGGTTCTTTACGCAACGTACTGATCCACATGCTCAGCAGGAGATAAAAATCCTGGCACTAGAAGTTGGTGAAATTTTGAAACCCTTATACCCCGTGTCTTGGGGAGCATTAACTAGTTAAAAAACTTACGCACTGTCGGAGATTTCCCCTCTTACAGTGCTTTTTTATGTCAATAGGCGGGTCTCATGCCAGAGGTACTAAAAAATGAGTAACGAAATCGAAGAGCAAACTCTTCCAGAATTCCCCCAATCCTCCCGTGAACTTTTAGTTCTGCTAAATCACCACTACCCAGCAAGGTGTATTGCCTATAACGAATCAGAGATCTCCGCTCACCGCTATGCGGGTATGAGAGAGTTGATTGAAGAACTTGTTGTTTGGCAGGAGGAAGCTGATGAAACACCAAGTACGAATATGCACTAGTGAAGACTTAGACTCTATGCTCCACTTAGCTAGGGCTATGCATCAAGAAAGTCCAGTCTATAAGGTCTTACCTCTGGACTCAGTAAAACTTTTAACCCTAGCTGAAACTGCAATATCGTTTCCTGACTTAGCGACTATTCTAATAACCACAGATGATGATGGTTTAATTACTGGAATGTTAGGGGCTATTTCTACCACCGAATTCTTTGGCCCATCTATATCAACATGTGATTTATTTCTCTATGTTAAAAAAGAATACCGGGGTTCTAGGGCTGCAATAAAACTAGTTCGGGCATACCAAAAGTGGGCAGAATCTTTAGGGGCTACTCGCATACATCTTGGGGTAACCACGGGTATGTTAATCAAAGAAACAGGTGGCCTGTACGAAGCACTTGGCTTCAAACAATCGGGCATCTTATATACAAGGAACAATCCTCATGGGACTAGTCAAACACAATCGTCCAGTAGTTAAAAAAGAAGTTGCTCCAGTTAAGCAAGTTCCTAAAAAATTAGTTCAAGTTAAAAAGGGAGAGGATAAATAATGTGTTTCCCCACTCCTTCTGCACCACCAGCACCTAAACCAGTACCAAAAGCCGTTGTTGCTACACCCGAAGAGACAAAGAAAAAAGAAGTAACAGCCTCTCGTAAAATGGCAGCTACAGCAACCAAAGAGAAAGCTAAACAAAAAGGTCGTTCATCATTTCGCATTCAATTAAGTCCCAAGTCTGGATCTAATATGGGTGGCGGTGGTGGAAGCGGTCTAAGCCTCTAGGAGTAGGGAATGTCTGATACAACCCAAGCCCGATATGAGTCTCTCAAGTCTAGGCGTGAGCCTTTCTTAACACGCGCTAGAGAGTGTTCTGCAATTACCATACCCGCACTATTACCTCCGCAAGGACACAACTCACACACCGTCTTACCAGCCCCCTATCAAGGTCTTGGTGCTAGAGCGGTTGTTAGCTTAGCTAGTCGTTTAATGATTGCTATGTATCCACCGGGAATGTCCTCGTTCCGTCTTCAAATACCGTCAGAGATATTGATTCAAGAAGGCAAGTTGGAGACAGACCAAGAGACCGAGCGTGGCTTAGCATTGTCTGAAAAGGCGATCAGTAATGAGATAGAGCGGAAGCAATGGCGACAGCCTACTCACCTTACCCTACAGTATCTTATAACTACGGGTAATGCTTTAGAGCAAGTCCTACCTGATAACCGTATGAGGGTCTTTCGCTTAGACCAATACGTTGTCGTGCGTGATATGACGGGTGATGTAACAGAAGTTATTATTGAAGAGTACTTCGCGCCTACCAACCTTCCTGATGTTGTTCGATCAATGCTTACCGCAGAGGATTCTCCAACCCAGAAAGTGCCAATCTACACATCGTGTAAGAAGACACAGAAAGGGTACGAGGTTCATCAAGAAGTCGCTGGTAAGAAGGTAGCTAAGTCCACAGGTACTTACGATGTATGCCCCTTCAACGCTCTCCGATGGACTGCGGTAATTGGGGAAGATTATGGTCGTGGTAAATGTGAAGAACATCTAGGAGACTTGATGGCTGTTGATGGATTGTCTAAGGCAATGCTTGATGGTGCTGCACTAGCTTCACGACATGTAATGATGATACGCCCTAACGCTGCTGGTGGTCTTAACTTACGCAGACGTTTAGCTGCGGCTGACAACGGTGAGTATGTAGTTGGCAACCCCGAAGATATTGGGATGTTAGCTTATCAGAATGCGCCCGGCTTACAGGTTGCAAAGGCTGAACTGGCTGAGAAGAAACAAGAGATCGCGTCAGCGTTCTTGATGAACTCTAGTGTTCAGCGTCAAGGTGAGCGTGTTACTGCATACGAATTAAAGATGATGGCAGAGGAATTAGAAGGCTCCCTAGGTGGTGCGTTCTCAATGCTGTCACGCGACATGCAGTCTGCTCGTCTTAACCGTCTGATCATTCAGATGCAAGCACAAGGCAAGCTACCACCGTGGCCCGAAGGCGTGGTTGAACCAACCGTACTAACTGGACTAGAAAGTCTAGGCCGTGAACAGGACGTTCAGCGCGTAGGCTCAGCACTTCAATTCCTACAGGGTTTACCTCCAGAAATACTCGACTATGTTCGATGGGAGAAGCTACTAGGTAAGGCGTTTAACGGGCTATCCCTTGAGGATGCGGTTAACACCGAAGATGAAGTGGCTCAGAAACGACAGCAACGTCAAGTTGAACAAGGCATGGGTGCAGCAGCGGAAGCTGGCGGTGCAGCTATGGCACAACAAGCAGTGGAGCAAGGGGGCATGTAGCCCCTTCGCTACTCAAACAGGATACTAAATGACAGAACAAGCTACACAACCAGAACTAGGCTCAGATGAATACAACCAGCAAAAAGCTGATCAATTCAAAGCGGGTCATGGCACACCTTCCGAAGAAAATATAGACAGCACCCCCGTCCCTGATAAACCAGAGAACGGTCAGGACAAGTTCTATAACCCAGAGACAGGTGAGTATAACTGGCAAGCACACGCTGCTGAGTTAGAGTACCGCATGAAAGGGGGTTCACCCGATGCGGAAACGAAGGACGAGGAAAGCACAGAGGCCGCACCAGAAGCGGATGCCGACAATGCAGCCCTTGATGTCGTAAGCAAGGCGGGACTTGACGTTGATTCGTTAGTTCAGCAAATCCAGCAAGACGGTAACCTAAGTGACGATGCTAAAAATGCACTCATTGCTCAAGGCGTTGATGCGGAACTCATTGATTCCTATGTAGACAACCTAAAGTTTAGGATGGATGCGGAATCTAAATCAGCACTTGACTATGTCGGTGGTGAGGAAGAGTGGAATAAGGTCAATTCATGGGCTGAGAACAATCTCAGTGGCGATGAAAAGGCTGCTTATAACGACACGTTAAACGGAGACAATTGGAAGATGGCAGTAGATGCAATCAAGTCCCGCATGGGCAGCAACACCGAGCCGAATTTAATGATCGGCAATGAGGTTGGTAACTCTTCAACGGGCTACCGATCACGCGCGGAAATGAAGAAGGATATGGCAAACCCCGAATATCGGACTAATCCTACATTCCGTCAGACAGTAATCGAAAAGATGTCTGTCAGTACATACGACCTAGACTAGGTTCTATGAGCCTCCTGCGGGAGGCTACCCCCTCATTCTAGAGTATCGCCAAGCCAGCGTTACTCACGATAAGGTCGCACTCCCAACATCCTGACACAGCAAGGCTAAGCCGTGTGGGTAATTTTGTGCGCTCTTGAGAAAACCAAACCATTGACCTGCCAAGGCAGATAATCTTTGTGATGGAAACACCCTCGAAACCTATCTACACCGTCCCATAAGGGACTGACACTTTATACATATATATTTTACAGGGTATTATTATCATGGCTATTTCTAGCATTACTTCTTCACCATCACGCTTTGGTCAGGGACAAACGTCCCCAACTAATGATCGTGGTTTATTCCTTGACGTATTTGGCGGTGAAGTACTTACCGCATTCGATATGGCTACCGTAACTCTTGACAAGCACAACGTGAAAACTGTTGGTGGTGGTCAGCGTTCATTCCGTTTCCCTAAGACTTGGAAAGCATCTGCCGAGTACCATGTTCCGGGTACTGAATTGATGGGTACTGAAATCGAAACAGGTGAGATCTCTATCACCATCGATGACATCTTAGTATCTCACACTGCTGTATCGGACATTGACACTATGTTGTCACACTTCGATGTACGCTCTGAGTACTCTGCCCAGATGGGTCGTGCATTAGCGCGTGTATTCGACAAGAACGTATTCCGTCAGATCATCATGGCTGCTCGTACTGCTGCTGATGGCCCATTCCCCGGTGGTGACACAATTACTGGTTTGGGTGCTTCATCTACTGGCGCACAATGGATCGATGCGATCCGTCTAGCTAACTTGAAGTTCTTCAACTTGTCAGTACCAGAAGAGCAGACACGTTATATGTCTGTTACTGCTGAGACTTTCAACAAGATCAAGTTTGCTAAAGACGCAAACGGTCAATACTTAGTTCTTGATGCTGACTTACGTCACTCAGGTGCTGGTGGTATTGAAGGCCGTGCTGACTCTTTGACCATCGATGGTGTTCAAATTGTTAAGTCTTTGAACATGCCTAGTGCTGACGAAAGTGCTGACACTACTGTGTACTCAAAGTACCGTGCTAACTATGCAACTACTGTTGGTTGTATCTGGACTGCGGATGCTGTTGCAACCGTTAAGCTAATGGACATTGGCTTTGAATCAGAGCGTGACACTCGCCGTCTTGAAGACTTCTTAGTTGCTAAGATGTTAACAGGTCACGGTACTTTACGTCCTGAGTGTGCAATCGAATTGACTGCATAAACACTACGGTTCTTTAATTAGAACTATAAGCCTCACCTTAACGGGTGGGGCTTTTTTTCATTTAAGAGGTTCTTATGTTAACTAAACTTGATGCAGTCAATCAGATTCTTGAGTCTATTGGCGAAGACCCAGTCGCATCTTTAAGCTCTGGTCTGCCTGACGCAGAATCAGCCGAACGAATTCTTGACCGAGTGTCCCGCGAGGTACAGGCCAAAGGTTGGCTATGTAACCATGAACGTGATTACACTATGGCTATCACCACCGATGGGACTATTCCCTTATCAGGTGATGTTTTACGAATTGATACAGTAGGTGTAGACAAATCTACCCACGTTACCGTCCGTAAATACCTAAACCAACCACATCTTTATAACATCGTTAAACACACATTCATATTTCCTGCTTCCCTTTCCGTAGACATTGTATGGGAACGAGACATAGCAGATCTAACCCCAGAACTACAACTCTACATAACCGCTAAAGCCTCCAGACGATTCCAAGAATCCGAACTGGGTTCTGTTGCGGCTGACCAGTTTGCTGTTCGTGCAGAGCAAGAAGCCTACGCTTCTCTCATGGATGCCGAAGCAGAAGCTGACGATTCTAACGCCTTAACTGATAGTGCATTTTGCCGCTACGTTGTAGGCCGTAACCACTCACTTTACGGGAGATAATCATGGGTAAACTGGTCGAGCAAACCCTTAGAACCATGTACCAAGGCGTAAGCCGCCAGCCTGATACCGTAAGACTACCGGGTCAGGTTGAAGAAGCAGAGAATGTTTTATTCTCAGTTGTGTCTGGAGGTTTCACTAAAAGGCCGGGAACTCAGTTTGTCACTGATGTACAACTTGACCCAGTAGATGCTACTGACCATGCTTTTCACAGCTATGAGCGAGACACTAACGAGAAGTATCTAATAGTTATAGGCAAGGATACTGATGATAGTGGAGGCGGTGGTCGATGCAACATAGCTATATTTGATCCATCAGGAACAGCTTATAACCTAACCGCACCTGATACAGCTTTAGGATACCTATCTACAGATAACCCTTCGCAAGACTTATCGTTTGCAACAACGGGTGACGTTACGTTTATTGCTAATAAACTAAAAACTGTATTGATATATGAGGATGGTACGTTTCATCACGACACTATGCCTCACCAGTTAGTAAGAGAAGCAGATGGAACTTTCACATTTAAGATGTATTTGGAGTGGGGTGTGCGTCCCGACACTGGGGCAGTAGGAGCAGCAGCAGAAGCTATTATTCCTTCCCCTGACTTTGTAGGAAAAGGTATATCTGACATCACATTCTTCCGTAACCGTTTAAGTATTGTATCGGATGAAACAGTTTTCTTCTCAGCGTCTGGTGATTATGTAAACTTCTGGCCCAAGACTGAGGGTCAGGTTATTGATAGTGATCCTTTTGGTAGAACAGCCTCTAGTTCACAGGTAAATAAATTACGACATGTGGTTGCATTCAGAAAAGCTTTATTCTGCTCTGCTGAATCAGCACAGTTTGAACTATCTGGAGATCCTGCTGTAACTCCTACAACAACAACTATTGATGTAGCAACACAATACACTTCGGAACCTTTGTGCCGCCCTATTGGATTTAGAGATGAACTTTACTTTGCCTCTCGTAGTGGCAGCAGTGCCGTTTTATTTGAATATTTCTATAGCGATAAATCTGTAGGTCACACTGCTAGTGATGTTTTAATACATGCGTCTGACTACATACCAGCACCGATAACTTGCTTAGTTGGAGACACTGTAACTGGAACTGTTCTTGCGTTAAGTGGCACTGACCGTTCCTCTATATATGTCTATAAAACTTATTGGGATGGTGAAAATAAAGCACAATCAGCTTGGGGTAAGTGGACGTTTGGTACAGGATCTGTACTTCACAATCTAACTGTAACCGATGGTGATGTGTTTATTTTAATATCACGAAACGGAATCCTATCGATTGAGAAAATGTCTCTCAACGCTGCTGAGAAGCCTACCAACTTTAAGTACCCACTTAGGCTTGACGCCTTGCAGTATATTGTAGGGACTTATGATTCAGTATCCAACACAACTACTTATACCAGTGCCTTCCCTGTTGATTCGACAACAATGTCTGCGGTTGCCGATAGCGTTGTAGCACCAATAGGAAGTCAAGGTGCTGTTATAACCCCCTTATCAGCGAGTGGTAATTCTTTTGTTGTAGGTGGTGATAAAAGTGGTACGCCTATATACCTAGGGTTTAATTACAACATGTCCGTAGAGTTGTCTAAGCAATACCTACGAGAGGGTGACAATCAAGCAACAGTTACTACTGGAAGGCTTCAGCTAAAGCGTATGTACTTTGATTACAAAGACACTGCGTTTCTTCAAGTGATAGTAACCCCTGATAAAAGACCCGCTAGAACTTTTACGTTTAACGGTACAAGCCTAGGTAATTTTATCACAGCCACTCCAGAACTTTTAAGTGGTGTATTTGATGCACCTATTAGATCTGATGGAAGTACAGTAAATATTAAAATCACTAATCCTTCATACATGCCTTGTACTATTACGAGCGCACGGTGGGTCGGGTTCTT